GTCCGGACCTTTGAAACTTTTCAGATTGCCGCTCCATCTTTTGGCGCGGGCAGGAATCTTGAACGGCGCACTCTTAACCCCCTTTACAGGGTCATCAAGAATAACCGAGTCAGGCTTGACCTGCCTATCAAGGACAGGAGATTCAACCATTCTGGCTGCCTCGGCCTCTTCCTTGATTACCTGCTCGTGATTCGATATTTGAGTCTTGAGACTTTCAGCTTTGGCCTTGAGCTTGTCAAACTCGGCCTGCTGTTCGTCTGTAAACTCATCAGAACCGTCAAGCAGGGTCTTCATATCATCAACACAAACCTGATACGAAGCCTTCAACTTCTTTAATTTTTCCATAACAGTAATCCTGAATTAAAATAGTATTTACGTTTATAAATCGCCCGCCGACATCGGCCTAACGGGTCAATTCCAATAGTGCAACTTCAGACCTTGCCTTAGCCTTTGTATCAGACTTTGGCAATAGGTCTGTTATTACCTGATTAAATGTCGCTATGCGGTCAACCATCCCAACCAACTTAGCTTTATCCGCCATAAGTACGCGGCCTTGCCCGAAGTCAGACTTGACCTTCGATGCAGTTACTCCGCGGTTACGAGCAACGGCGTTTACGAATATATCGCTGTAGCTATCAACCATAGATTGGTATTCCTCTTTGGCGTCATCGCTTAATGGTTTGTAAGGATTGCCTTCATCTTTGTATTTAGCAGACTTGAAAATAGTTACATCAATCCCCGCCCCTTCAAGCATCTTTGAATAGTCTGTATGAACAGCGATAGTGCCTATACATCCAGTCATTGAGTCAGGATCTGCAACAATCTCATCGGCAGCAGAGCCTATAAAATAAGCAGCAGACGCCATTAGGTCATTTACGACGGCTATGATAGGCTTCTTTCCGCGCAGTCCGTGTATCTTATCAGTAACACCAGACAGGCCCATGGCCGTCCCGCCCGGACTGTCTATATCTAAAACAATCGCACCGACGTTTGAGTTACTTGTAAGGTCATCCATCCATCCAGCTAATGTTTCAGACGATGTTTCAAATCCCATCGCCGACCATATAGTTGCTTTATGAGATATAAAACCGTGAATAGGGACCACAACCACCTTGCCTTTAACGTCCTTAAACTTCGTGGCCCGTCTGTTCATGGCGTCTTCAATATTCACGTTCTCTATTGCCGCGTTCTGCCTGATGGATACAATGTCAGATAGTCGCTCCGGCATTACGGCAAGTAAGTTGCTTTCAAATTCAATTTTCATAATAACCTCTTAAATTGTTTGCGATGTATTGTGCATGTTTGTCTTTTCTGTCCTCAAACACTAATTCAGGGTGGGTAGATACTTTCATTATTGGTTCAAGCGTAAGTAAACTGACACAGCCAAGACGATCACCAAGGGGAGAAATTGTTCTAATGACGTATTCGTTGTGTTTGGAATAAAACTCATCAAGCCACTCCTTAAATCTGCCAATATCCTGCTCGGCATACTTAACACGACCAGCCAATTCTTTTAATTCCCTGCTCGCAAGTCTCTGCGCAATGTCTGTTATCATCGCATCCACCTGCTCAACCTGCCCGGCCTCGCTTAACTTAGTGAAGTTCATCGGAATAAAATGTTCGTCCCCGCCCTCTATTGGATTGAGGTTTTCCTTTGAGCGAATTTCGTTTATACTCAATACTCCCCTGTCCCACATTAGAGCATTGGCTTCGTATCTTGTTTTGATATTGCCTCGCAAGAGACCTTCAACAACATGCTCGAAGTAGAGGCCGCTTTGCTTTTCCGGTTCAGATAACAGCTTCCACCATAAAGTTTGTTCCCATCGCTCACACCAGCCAGTCAACCCGTCCTGAACATAATCAATATTCTGCTCTTCAATATTAGAGAATGTAGCCCGCGTTAAATCAGCTACCTTGTGGGGCGGAACCCTTAGCCATCGGCAAAACTCTGTGACTGTGAATTGGCGAGTCTCTATCATTTGAGATGCTTCGGGATCGATAGTGTTAGAAACGAAATCCATGCCCTCTTCGATAATCATTATCTGGTGAGCATTTTCGCCCCCGCCAAATTCGTCAGTCATTTGACTCTTTAATCTCTCCTGCGCCTCTTTAGATAAATTATTGGGGTGTTTTAACATTCCAGATTGGTGCATACCATTTGCAAAGTAAGCGCCCGCAAACTTGTCCATGCCAAGAGCGCCGCCTATACTTTGGCCGGCAAGTTGAACAATGTTATAACCCGTATTTCCGTCAGAGCCTAAGCCGTGTAAATGAAATATGTCCTCGGCCCATATATCAGAAGTTTGCCCGTTTTCGGTGAGTATTCTATAAAACTTGCGGCCCGAATCCGTATTATATATAGTCACTCTATCGGTGCGGATGGGCCAAAGAGCAATCGGCCTGCCCTCCATGTTACGCTGTATCTCGGCGTAAGCATTACCCCAGCCCATAGCGTGCGCATTCATGGCTTCACGAAAACTTATAGCCGTCATATCCGGGTTAGGCTGATACTGTAGCAGTCTCGTAAGCGGGTGATCCGATTGCTCATACCTACAGTCGCCCTCTTTTTTGTAAACCTTGAGCGGCATTTTCGCAATGTCTTCAGATACATTTCTAATGCAGGCAAAAAGAGTTGATACCGTCATAGCGGTTTCATTGTTTACTTTTTCTTTCGCGGCATTGCCAAAACTGCCAGCCAAAGAACCTATCCACGTCCCGGCTGTAGATGCCGCCTTAATGACCAGAAAACCAAACGGCCTTAGTATTTTATTAAAAAGATTTCTCATAATATAATAAGTCCCCGCTCTTCATAAACGCTGTCTTTAGCTGGAGGGGTAGTTGACGCCAGCCCGATTGCTATGATTAAAGCTACGATGCCGTCAATTCTCTCAGTAGATTTTTTCTTGGAAGGTTTCAGATTACCAGCCGGGTCCATCTCGACAGCAACATTAGAGGCCATCCACCGAAGAACAGGATTGCCGCCGTGATTTATTAGCCCCGCGAGTATAAGCCGCTCAAGTTCTTTGGTCGGTTCAGACATCGATGCAAAACCTTGACCGAAAGCAACCATGATAGATTCAGGCACGCCGCAACCAACCAACTGCTGACGGACAGCCTCGAAGCCCCACCTGTCAAACCCTATACCCTCAATTTTATATTTACTTGCGATGTCGGCGATGTCAGTCATTACAATGTTGTAGTCAACCACGTTGCCAGGCGTGAGTTTTATCCAATCCTGATTAGCCCACGCCGTATATTGAACCTTGTCTTTAATCTCTCGCTTGTGAGCGTTCTCTTTTGGAACCCAAAAATAAGATAGAACCTTCTGCTCGCCGGGGAAGTACAACTCAAAAGCGGTTATATCAGTCTTGGATGACAAATCAATTCCGGCATAACATGACTTACCGTATAGAGCCTCCGGCAACACCACCCCGCCGCAAGCGTCCCAGTCAGACAAAGCAAGCCACCGTACATCCTGCTCGGTTCTGATATTTAGATGCAACCGCTTGAAAGTATTCTCATAAGCCGGGGTCTCTTGCGCCCGCTTACATTCCCGCTCAATAAAATCAAGCGATACACTTACTCCCAAATTCGGGTTAGCTTTTTTCCAAGTCTCTAACTTCGTCCAGTCGTCTTCTAATTGAGCCTGATAAACCACCGGCAAAAAGGATAAATCCTCAATCACACCATTACATACATCAAGAGCGTGATCTTCTTTTTCATTACAGATCGACCCTTCACGCTCGAAGTCTGATGTAGTGATGTAGATAAGTAGTGGCTGCTCCCTTGCCGCCGTACTCGTAGATAGTGCATCAACCAAGTCTCTATTGGGCTGGGTATGTAATTCGTCTACCACCGCCGCATGGGTATTCCATCCATGAGCAGAAAAAGCCTCAGAACTCACCACCCTGTAAACCCCGTAATCATCATCACCCGGCTGGCCTAATTCTATGGCCTTGCTCTGGCCCTTAAAGACTTTGCACCTGTCAGACAAAGAAGATTCGCGATTGACCATGCCGTGAGCATGGGTAAATACTAAAGATGCCTGCTTATACTCCGAAGCCGCCCCGTATATCTCCGCGCCCGGCTCCCCATCCTCAAATAGCAGGTATAACAGTATCCCGGCGGCGAGCGGAGTTTTGCCGTTCTTCCTGCCAACCTCGATAAAACACTCCTGATACCTGCGAAAACCCGTCTCTTTCGACTTCCAGCCAAACAGATTCGCGATTATAGCCTGCTCCCACACCTCAAGGATAAAAGGCTCGCCTGTCTTTGCGCCCTTGATATGTACTATTTTCTTGTGAAAGAACTCAATAGCTGCCAATGCTGTGTCTTCATCGAAGTAATAATCATCAGCCCCACGGTAGGGATCGTAGTTAGGCAGCGTCTTGATTATCTCAGCAAGGTTTCCGATCTTGGGCAATTTCGGCTTTGGCCTTGCTTTGGGCTTTGGGCGCAGAGCTTTCTTTTTGGCCTTGGCCACCCAAGACCCGCGCTTCTCTAACTGTTCCATTGATAATGGCTTTCTGCCCAATATTTAACTTTCTGCTTTGTTGTGCGTTTGCCTAACACTAAATATAAAAAAAACCCCGCAACCAGTTATGGTCACAGGGCTTCGTTTTTACGATTGTCCCAGTACTTATTTAATTGTTAAACTTCTACATGCTCCGAAATGCCTTACTCCCACAACCCAACGTTGGAAAATGACCCGTCTTTTTCAAATACAAACTCTGTGAAAAACATGCAGTAACCGTCCACTTTACTATCGCCTGCAGCAATCACAATCTTGTTATCTGTATCATCGCAACCCAAGTATTCATCGTCTTTCCCCTCGTTGAACCCAATACCAAATTCAGTAAACAACGCTTTTAGTTTATCATAGTCAGACACGCTTACGCTCCTTTTTTAAGGTTGTCGGTTTTTATGCTCTGTTCGATATTCATATTCACACAATGGCCATTATAGAAGTTAAATGTCACTTTGCCATAAAATTCCGACAATACAGCAGATAATTTAGTACCAATATCCTCAAGTGACTTTTTCGTAGATTTGTCTATCATAACCATGTCATGTCAGCTTCCTAAAATAACTTGAGAAAAAAGAGCGCGG